ACTTTGTTTAGAAATAGTCGGAGCTAAATAATGGCTGGATTAAGTGCATCAGGATTAAAAACACAGATCAGAAGTTATACTGAAACAGATTCTAACGTATTAACAGATGCTGTCCTAGAAAACATAATCTTAAACGCACAGTATAGAATATTTAGAGATGTGCCGATTGATGCGGATAGAAAACAACAATTAGGTAATTTTGTGGCGGGTCAGGAATCTATAAATGCACCTGCTGGATGTTTATTTGTCAGAGGTATACAGGTTTATGATACAAATGGATCGGCTATCACAGGAGCTAACAGATGGTTGGAAAAGAAAGATATGACCTATCTTCAAGAATATCAGGATGTGACAGGAACCTCCGCAGCTCAAGGTCAGCCTAAATATTATGCCATGTTTGGTGGTGCAACAGGTAATACAGATACTACATCAGGTAGAATATTTCTAGCCCCTACACCAAATACAACGTATAGATTTAGAATACATTTTAACAAAATGCCCGATCTTTTAGAGAATGACGATACCAATTATATCAGTCTTAATTTTCCAAACGGACTATTATATTGCTGTCTGTCAGAGGCATATGGCTTTTTAAAAGGCCCTATGGATATGTTGACATTATATGAAAATAAATATAAACAAGAAGTACAGAAGTTTGCTAGCGAGCAAATTGGAAGAAGACGAAGAGATGACTACACAGATGGCGCTATTCGAATACCAATAAACTCAGCAAACCCGTAGGAGAATAAATTATGGCAATATCATCAGCAATATGTTCAAGCTTCAAACAAGAGCTTTTACAAGGTAAACACAGTTTTGAATCTTCTGGTGGACACACTTTTAAGATCGCACTATTTACAAGTTCAGCATCTCTAGGTGCAGCTACGACTGACTATTCAACATCAAACGAAATCACAAACACATCTGGATCTGCATATAGTGCAGGTGGTGCAACTCTAACTAATACTGGAGTTGGATTAACAAGCACGACTGCGTTTACAGATTTTAGTGATGTGACTTTTTCATCTGCTTCTTTTACTGCAAATGGTGCATTAATATACAACACAACAACAGATGGTGGATCGGGAACAACTGATGCTGTTTGCGTTATTGCATTTGGTGGTGACAAGACAGCTAGTAATGGAACTTTTAAAATAGAATTTCCTACAAACGATTCCTCTTCAGCAATAATTAGATTAGCGTAGGAGGTCGACCATGTCGACGACTTCAGGATGGGGGCGATTCACCTGGGGACAGGCGTATTGGAACGCAGACACAACTTTAAAAACAGGTTGGGGTGCACAAGCCTGGAATGATGGTGAGTGGGGTGAGCTTAAAGACGCAACAATATTTCCGACAGGTTTATCTATTACCTCTAGTGTTGGTTCGGTTGACATACCTGATATTATAATCACACCAACAGGGCAATCCGTTACATCCTCGCAGGGAGAGGCCTTTGTTCCTGTTACCATAGACGATACATTATCCATCACGTCATCTGTTGGTTCAGTATCTGTGGTTGACATGCAGGTTGGATTAACAGGCTTATCAACAACATCTGCTGTTGGTTCCTTAACAGTCAACGATTTAACTATCGGTCTAACGGGTCTCGATGCAACTTTAAGTCAGGGAACAGCGAAGGCTCCAAACGAGACAGCAATACTTTCTGGTCTATCAATCACATTAGAACAAGGAACCGCATCAGGTATATCCTCTCAAGAAGCAGAATTAACTGGATTATCTTTCAATGCTAGTGTTGGTAGTGTTACAATACCGAATGATGTGGTTCAGCTATCTGGATTAGAGGCTACGTTTGCTCAAGGAACTATCATAGGATTAGGTGGAGCTGTTGCTCAGCCGTCTAGCCTGAGCATAACATCCAGCGTTGGCTCTCTGACAGTCGAAGAGGGTCTGGGATTAACAGGTCAATCGTTTAACGCTAACGTTGGATCTATATCATTAACTGACATTACTATTGGATTAAGTAGTTTCTCAATAACATCCAGTGTAGGGGCCGTAGATATCTTCGCATATGGTGATGTTGACACTGGCTCAAATACATCGTATAGTAATGTCTCGACAGGTTCGAATGATACATATTCGGATGTTGCAACGGGATCAAATACAAGTTATAGTGACGCTGCATAGGAGATAAATTATGGCATCAACATTTACACCTTTAGGGGTAGAACTTCAAGCAACCGGTGAAAACGCTGGTACATGGGGTGATAAAACTAATACTAATTTACAACTTATTGAACAAATAGCTGGTGGTTTTACACAACAAGCATTAACTAGTGGTGGGACTGTTGCACTAACGAGTAGTGATGGAGGAACAGGAGATGTTCTTGCACATAGAATGATAGAGTTTACTGGATCTTTATCTGGTAATGCAATAG